CCGTGAAGGCTGGAGCCGTCCCAATTATTAACCGCGAACGGCGTCATATTGGTAATGCGCGACGGCTTCATAACCATAAACGACGACCAGTTCTTGCGGCTGTATTTGGATTGCAGAACGCCGTCCATCTTAACCTTTTCGGTCGGCTGGTGCTGGTGCTGGACGCAATACAGCGCCTTGGTATCGACTTCATCCAAGACCTTATAGATATCATCTCGGAACATCATATCGGCATCGCAAAAGATAACCCAATCCTGGCTATTCTTTTCCATCAACGGGACCGCAAACCGCGTGAATGAGAACTGAGTAGAGAAAGGCTTGTTGTCCCGGTCGTCCCACATTTGCCCCCGTTCATCGACGCGGTACGAGCGCCAATAATGACCAGACGCACGAAGCTCCCAATCCTTTAACGGGATCACTTCGACGGGACCGGAAGCGTGTAGCTTTAGCGTGTATTCACACACTCGATATGCGTCATGGTCCCGAGGGTCATAGCCTACATAGACTTTAATGTTCATATGCTTCCGGGTCCCTCATCGCATCTTCAACAGCTAATTTCACTGACCTGTTGACGTTTTCCAATGGAACAAAGACATCCACAAAGTCGCCGCAATAGCCACATACTGCGTTAAACTCTCCACGCTCATTATCAATGAGTGAAAACGTCTTATTGCCACATTCACAGGTTAAACTGTTCTTCATTTCTTCGTTCCCACAAAAACAAACTCACCGCCCGCGTCCTGAAAGTGCATCATATTCCAATAATACATCAGCTTGGGAATCCACCAGTGCTGATCCTCAACAATCAAGTGAGCGTTTCTACCATCGGCTAAAATCTTCATAGCCGGTCGAGTTGCCACGCACAGATAGACGGCCCGCTTTGACAGGCTCCGCAATTCGTTCAGGACGGCTTCCAGGCAGTCCGGTTCGATATGTTCAAGAACATCCGAACAGACAACAAGGTCAGCCTGTTCCGGTTGATCGTCCTTGCCTTCAATCGCCGGATCGTATTCCTTGATACGAATACCGATGCTGGCGTTGAGCGTACCCTTGCCGCACCCGTAATCAAGAATGTCAGCCGTCTGGAAAGCATTAGCTAGGCCGACGATAGCTTCGGCGTGCTTATGCCCGCTCGTCCCGTAGGCCTCGTTGGTTTCGTGCAACTCTTTATTGAGTTGCCGGTATGTGTCACTGATAAGCATCTAGTTTATTCCCCACAGTTTCAAAAACGCCCTGCCAGCCCTTGCCGTTTTGGCGGATCAACTCTAGGTGATCGCCATACCAAAGCATCGGACCTTTTATGCCGTAACGCCAAGCCGCTTGGTCCGGCGTTAGGCACCAGCATTTCACGCCAAGAGCGCCCGCAACGTGAATAGCTGTCTGACAAACAGAAATGACAAGATCGCAAGCGTCGATCAGGTTTGCCTGTTCCTGAAAATTATCAATAGCGTCTTGCCAGTGAATAATGCCCAACTCTTTAGCCTGAGCCGGTGCGTCTTCGCCGTACTGCAACGACACGAACGTCTTGTCGCGATTGGCGGCAATCAGTTCCTTCCATAGCGACAGTGGCGCATTCCGCAACTCTTGGTGCGTACCTTTGGTGCCGCCATGCCACGCTATGCCGATGATAGGACCGCCTCCTAGCCTGAGACGGTATTCCGTGCCGTTTGCCTTTAGATAGGTGTGACGCGGAAAGTCTTCATCCTTGAGCCGGAACAGCCCAGGCAGGCTACCCATCGGGATATATGCGTCAACGTCAGGGTTGTCGTCTATAAGTTGCTTATGCGATCCATAACATTTGACTCCGAGAGAGTTTTCGATAAGCGGACGCAGGCGACCTTCCACCTCAATAACGATCTCCTCTGCAATAGCAGCCGCTTCTCTAAAACAAGAGAGGAACATGATTTCATCGCCTACGCCTTGCTCCCCATGAATAGCCAGTTTCTTGACCGGCTTGCCGTCCCATCGCGGACAATCGTAAGGTCGCGCCGATGAACTATGCGAAGGTAACTCAAAACGTGCCTCATAATCCGGCCAAGCATCTGACCAGTTCCCTAGTTCAAGATTAGCTAATGCGCGATGGTTTCGAGCGTGTGGCGTGTCTTCGATCTGTAGCGCCTTGTTAGCGTATTCTACAGCCTTCTCAGGCTGTCCTACGTTAACGTAGCTGCCTGCCATCATGGCAAGCGTGTCGGCCCTCTCAGGCTCCAGATCAAGGGCTTTTTGATAGGACGCCCTGGCATCATCTGTATGACCCTCATTACGATACGCCACGCCAAGATTATGCCACACTTCGGCCAATTCTTCGCCGCCGTTTTGAGTCGAGTTTTTGAGAAGATTGATCGCCGTACCATATCGCCCCTGCTGACTAAAAAGCGTGCCTAAGAGGTAAAGGACAATCGGATCGTTAGGCGCTACGCCTAGAAGGTTTTCGTATAAGACCGAAGCCTTATCTAGTTGACCGCTGGCGTGTAGGTTGCCAGCTTCCTTAACAACGTCGAGAAATTCGCGCATTTGTTCCCCCACAGAACGTAAGCGGGGAGAGGCCGAGGCCCCTCCCCTATGGTTTACGACTGATTGACCGCAGCATAGAGAACGGTCAAATCAATGGTGGCCGAAATCGTCCACGTACCCGAAGACGGGGAAACCACAACGTACTCGAAGCGGTTTACAGCGTCATCGGAAACGGAAACGCGGTACTTCGCCGCGCCTTTGGATGAAAACAACGTGCCCGGAACAGCGGCAAGCGAACCGAACTGGGTCGCAGCGCCCTGGACGCCGACAGTGGCGTTAGCGGCGGTTTCTGCCGTGATGATCTTACCGTAGACGCCCACGATATCCGAACCAGTCGGAATCTTGCACATCAGGATAACATCGCCAACGGTGCCAGAGTGAACGTACTTGACGTTAGACACGTTCAGACCGGCGTGAACCAAACGAGGTTCAACCGAAGCTACGGCTTGGGTCGAGGTGACGGTTGTTACAGCCATTGTTCAACCCTCCTTATACTGCTGGCGCGTAGGTCGAGAGCGCGATGGTTCCGAAGTCTTTCGAATTGAAGATAGACTTCTTGAAACCAGCGATGCACCCGGCTTCGACGCCAAGACTGTTACCGTAATCGAACATTTCCTCGTTCCAGTCCATCTGAGACGGGCCGGTACCGCGTCCGTAAGCCATGCAGCCAGCCTGCGCCCCGCAGAAGACAGCGCGGCGGAATGCCGTTGCTGCGCCACTGTTAGGCGTGCCGGTGATGACCGGGATGCGCGTGCTTTCATGGACGATGACGTTGTTGTACTCGAACGAAGCGCCCGTGATAATCGGGTTGTCCTTGTACTTACCGCCCATCATAGCAGCACGGAAGATTTCGATGTAGTTGTTCACCGCAGAGGCGTTAGCCGTGCGGAGTTGATACATCTGATACGGGTGGATAAAGAGAAGGTACTTGTCCTGACCTTCGACTTTAACTGGGCGGATAACCGGGTCCGTACCAGTGGTGAAGGTTTTAGCCTTCGCAACCAGACGGTCGATGTCCGACAGTTTAAGCGCCTCGGTCGTCGTTGCCGACAGAGAGGCTTCCGTATCGTGACCACCGCCAGCAATCAGGTGATCGCTGTCAGGAGCCGTGACGGTGTTGTTGCCGGTGTAGCGGGTATCGGAAGCGCCCGTATTGCCGGTCAGTTGGTTGAAGACCCACGAGTCGATACGGTCAGCCCACCAATCCTGAAGGCCCATGCGGGCTTCTTCACGAACGGAAAACGGAACACGCTGTTCGGACATTTTGCCCGCGCTGCGAACCGCATGACGCAGTTGGTCAATGTAAACGGCATCGCTATAGGTGACGAGGGCTTCCTCGTTACCTTCCAGCGTGCCATCGCCTTGGATACCAGCACCCGTAAGCTGCATACGCAAGCCGTAGGTGATTTTGTCGCCAGCCGATTTCTGCGTTTCGTCTTTGATCTGGATCATGCTGTCGGAAGATTTGCCCATGAACTTAGCAGCATGCGTCTGCTTGAGCGCCTCTTGAAACAGCTTCTTAGACCAAAGTTTCACAGCGAGCGGATGGCCGACAGGATAGTCGGTGTTAGCCATATTTATGGCCTCCTATTGCTCTGTTAAAACTAAGGTTAATTTCCCTATATACGCGGGGAACGCGCCAGATGCCTTTTACGTCGGCAGACGAACAGAAATCGAGGCTTACCGTTATCCTCTAACGCTTTAGTCGTAGCCGAACATTTTATTCCACGCCTTGTCAAATTCAGCGCCGTCCATGTCGGCCAGTGCTTCAAGGGTCAACTCGCCTTCCGACGCGCCGCCCTTGGAAATCGTTCTAGCGGCTTTCTGGCCTTTTTGGACCTGAGCCACCTTGTCAATAGTAGCCTCTTTTTTGCTCGGCGTCCAGCCTCTGACCTTTGCCAGTTCAACGAGGCGTTCTGCCGGGTTAGCGCCCTGTTCGAAGGCCATGCGGACAATAGCCTGTTCTTCACGCTGCGCCGTCTCAATAGCCTGCTGTTGGTTAAGCCCGGCAAGCGTATGTTCCTTGATCCGGTTCTGGATCAGATGATTGTACGCATCCGAAAAGTCAGGGTTTTTCTCGGAGTATTCCTGCGCCGCAGACTGATATTGACCTAGGAACTGATTGAACTGCTGCGCCTGCTGCTGCTGGCGTTGCGCTTCCTGCTGCTGTTTTAGCAACTGTTCGACCGTCTGATTCGTGCTTTCGGCCTGCTTCCGAAGGTATTCTGCCGGATCGTCATCGAACGACACTTCCGGTTCTTTCGGCCTCAAAGCCTCTTGCATCATACGGAAGCGTTCTTCCATGCGTACCATCTTCTCACGCATCTCAGCCGCTTCTGCTGCCGCCTCTTTGCGCCGCATGCGTTCTTCATGCATGGCGGCATATGGGACGGTCTTTTCGTCTTTCTTGTCGTCGGTTACTTCCGGGGTTTCGGCTTCATCGTTTTTACCTTCGACCCGCACTTCTTCGTCATCTGAATATTGTTCAAGGTTCTGTTCCTCTTCCGGTTCTGTGTCGGGAAGAATCCCGCCATTTTCAAAAAACGCATCGACCTGATCGGCCTTAACGTCAGCGTACTGTTCTTCGGTGTTTTCCGGCACCTCTGCCGCTTGTACTTCTGCCATGATTGGCTCCCACAAGTTAAGCTAGGAAACGGCCTAGCACCGCAAGACGGATACGCCGCCTAATCGCACTTAAAGAACAAGGAAACGAGGATCATTTCTTCGTCAGCCTTGCGCCTTTCTCTTTTCGCCATCTCAACGTCGATGGAAGACGCCAAGGCCATTAGAACGTCACGCTGTTCTATCAGCCTCGTCAGATCAATCTGCGCTACAGGCGGAAGGGTTTGCCAATCACCTTGCGCCAATATCCCGCCCTGAGCATGCTTAGGCACCTCACGCCGCGCTGTTTCGTATAGTTTGCGCACTTCCTCTTTTGTCGGGTCTTGCAAGTCCCAACAATACCGCTTAACGCGCCGCCGTCCTAGCTGGCGACCTGTCGGATGCGGGTTAAGGAGAAGGGCGGCTAACATTTACCATTCTTCCTGAACGCGGAAGTTTGCTGTCACCGTTCCAGTCCCGCTTAGTGTCCGAACGCACAATGTCACAGGCTGTTGTTGTGGTAGATCAATATCAAGAGCCTCGCCTGTCAGGGTATTATTGTCGTTTTTCTTACCTGCCTCAAATATCTCAGACCAGACAACGATGCCGTTAGTCAAAGCGGTCGCGCTAATGTCACTCTCCACCGCTGTTTCCGCCGCTGTGTGATTAGTAGGTGTCTGCCAGCTTGCATTGGTCAATGTGCAATTAATGCGCAACTCAACAATTACGTCTTCGGTCGTGGGCTTTACTTCCATACCAGCAACCCTGACGCTGCGGTCCAAGAAAGCCGTTTTGTTGCGGAACGATACGATGGGGAGAATCGAAGTACTTGTTGAAACACCCGTGCGGAGGTCTGACGTATAGCGAAACTTTGGCCGGTAGCGGCCCACGATGCTGTATTGCCGACCGCCGACATAAGCATCAAAGTTAACAGCGTCTCCTCCATTAAGAACCTCAGTGAATATGTAGAGGTTAGGGCTTTCAATCGACGGTGACCCTTCTGGCACAACGTAATGGCAGGGCACGAACTGCTGCTGGTTATTAATGGTGGCAACCTTACCCCAAACAATTTGGCCGCACCATGTGTAGATGATACGCCAGATATTACCCTTACTCAGATCGGCGGTGATGCCTGATGGCCCAGTCCCGTCAAGCTGGTCTATGTTCCAGCTAGATTGGTAGGTCTTCGTTACAGTTCCGCCTTTATTGATAGCAGTGTAAAGTCCCGTTGCATCCACGCCAAAGAAAATACCGTTATTCTCTGTGACATCATGACCGCCCCATTGAGCGTACTGATTGCCGGTCGGTAACGTTGGCACACGAAAGCCAACCTTAATTTCCGCGCCGTATCCG